CTTTTATACCCGGGTAAGCATTGAGGAAACTTTAAAATCGCTTAAGGGCATTGATTTTACCCGCCTGGTCCTGGAGCAGTTGGAAGACGAAAGCGACGAGATCAAAGCCATGGCCTCAGCCAAAGTAGTGGAACTGGCCCGGGTGGAAATCGAATACATGGAGGCCTACTCATCTTAGACCGGGCCGTAAAAACGTTCCATATAACAAAATACTGTTTAGTAAACCCCGGATTTTAATGAATCCGGGGTCAGCTGTTTTATCAACCACGACTTTTTTTTAGAAGCACCCGGAATTAGTACAACATTCCGTATATTCGTGCCCATAATTTGGGCAGATTTTTCCGAATTACTGCGTTGTCGTCAATCGCAATACGTCCAGTATTACTCATTCCTTGACGCCCATGGACGGGCTAATGCAGCGGTGCCAGGACGGCAAGGAGCTGCCCGCCTTGTACTTCAAAAAATCTGCTCCAACTTATGTACACAATATACGGAACGTTGTACTAGGCCTAAATGCCAAAGCGTTCAGGCAATTTATCCGATATAAATTAGAGGAGTGGAAATACGAAAAGAGAATGCCTGGTGCCCTTCCCCACAACCTGGATGGGAGACGGTAAACAACAAAGATATGATCATCTCGGACTCATTGCATGGGAATTAGCATCACTTAAAAACCGCCAAGGAGAGAAAGATGCTTTTTTTAATCCTCAACTACACCGCCTTGCTGGTCTATGTTTTTATCGCTATTCACGCCTATAGAGCCAATTCCAAGTATAAACTAAACCGGCTCTTTTCAGTGTTATGCCTCATTTTTGCCTTTAGCGCGTTTATGGAAATACTCATAAACAATTCCACTAATCCCCATATGGCTTTTTTACTAAATCAGATATCCCAGTTGGCCTGGCTGAACTACCCGGGGCTGATGCTACTCCTGGCTTTCTGTACCACTCAAAATAAGGAGGTTCTGAAACGCCCCCGGCTGAAAATCTATATCTTTATTCCCGGACTCCTGTTAAGCGTCTTTGAGCTGTTTATCATCGGGTATTCGCTTAATGGTAGCCAGGCATTGGTCTTCATTCACGGATTGGAATATTTTTATACATACAGCTTTCTAATTATCAGCCTTGGGCTGGTATGGAAGTGGAAGAAAGATACACCCTGGCAGAGAGAGAAAAGGCAGGCCGAAATCATCTTGAATTTCGGTATCGTGGCCATTGCTGTAGGGATTCTAAACGACCTGCTTCTGCCCCATGCCATTCATAATTATCCCTTTGTAGATCAGTTCATTTTTCTCATCTTCATATTTTCCATATGGTATGCCAATGTTAAATACAAATTCTTGAATGCCGCATCTCTAATAACCGCCGAAGATATCGTCAACAAGATAGATGAAATAGTCATTGTAATGGCCCCCAACGGTGAAATTACCAACGTCAACCCGGCGGGAGAAAAGGCCACGGGCTACCAAAGGGCGGAATTAATAGGCAAACCGGTTCAGAGCCTCATCAACCTGAATTTCGAAGAACTGGTGGCGGAGATCGCCAAGCTGCCGGATAGCCTGTGGGAAGACGACTTTTATCTCAGAACCCGAAAAAACCTCTATTTGCCGATCAGGGTGGGCATTTCGGCAATCAAAGACCAAACCGGGGATCTGATCGGCGCCCTGATCTTCTGCCAGGACAAAACCACGGTAAAAGAGCTGCAGCTGGAAATAAACGAGCGCCGCATCAAAGAACGGCAACTCAAATACCTGAGCCTTCACGATCCTTTAACCGGTCTACACAACCGCACCTTCTTTGAACAGCAGATGCGCCAGCAAAAAGGGGAGTGCGGTATAATCATCTGCGACGTCGACGGCCTCAAGCTGATCAATGACACCCTGGGACACGAAGTGGGCGACCAGCTCCTGACCAGGGCGGCCATGTTGATCCAATCCAGTCTGGACAAAAGCCTCAGGCTTTCCCGGATCGGCGGTGATGAATTCGCCGTCCTCATCCCCAGCGACGATAGGGAAAAGATTCAAGAAATATGCAGCAGAATAAGCCGGGCGGTGGATGAATACAACTTGGAAAATCCCCAGATGATGCTTTCCATCTCGGTGGGCAGCGCGGTCTGCAACGGGAACGTGCAAAACATTATAGACGTCTTTAAAGAAGCTGATGACAATATGTACCGGCAAAAGCTCAATCACACCAGCAGCTTTAGAAGCAATATGGTTCAGGGCATGATGAAGACCCTGGAAGCCCGCGACTTCATTACCGAAGGCCATGCCGAGAGAATGCGCGAACTGATCATGCACTTAGGGGCCTATGTGGGAGTGCCCTACAACATGCTAACCAGCCTGCAGCTTTTGGCCCAGTTCCATGATATAGGTAAAGTCGGTATATCGGATAAAATACTATTTAAACCAGGCCTATTAACGGAAAACGAAATAGCGGAAATGCAGAGGCACTCAGAGATCGGCTACCGCATCGCCCAGGCCATTTCTGATCTCAGCTCCATATCCGATTTCATACTAAAGCACCATGAACGCTGGGACGGCACCGGCTATCCCCTGAGACTAAAAGGGGCCGAAATACCCCTGGAGTGCCGGATCTTGAGCATCGTGGACGCCTTCGATGCCATGACCAACGATCGCCCCTACCGCAAGGCGATGAAAGAAGAAGAAGCTATAGCGATAATCAGAGACAACGCTGGAGCCCAGTTTGACCCCGAGCTGGTTTCCAGCTTCCTGCTCATGCTGGAGGAAAACCACGAAATAAAAGATGCGGCGATCATGTGAAAAAACCTCGGCCAAGGGCAGCCAGCCCGGAACAATCGGGCGGCAATTAAACTCAGAGCCCCGAACTTGACGCCGTTTGATTATCCTGCTATCATCTATGTGTTGACAACATGCCGATGTGGCTCAGTGGCAGAGCAGCTGATTCGTAATCAGCAGGTCGGCGGTTCAAATCCGCCCATCGGCTCCAGGTTTTCAGCGGTTTGCATTTTCGATTTGACCCCCTTCTGACCCCCCATTATCGAAGATGTAATACTGATTGTATAAATATCTTTTAATTGTTTTGTTGCAATGTCCAAGTGCTCATCCTGAAAATGAGTGTAAATATTAAAAGTTGGTCTATAATCTGCGTGCCCCATTAAATATTGGCTGGCCTTGGAGCCCACTTGCAATTTATCGAGATTCGTCGCATAAGTGTGCCGCAGCATATGCGCGGTAACTTTGAACTTTACTCTCCTTTGAACAGGCTCCATAAGCCTCCTGAATGCCGTCTCACTCATCTGTACACCCTTAGCCGATGGAATTACATACTGGGTATCCTTGGGAGCTTTTTGCAGCAATTCCCACACATGAGGCGGGATTGGTATTATCCTGGTCCCGGCTTTTGATTTGGGGCCTTTTTCTTTGGGGCGATTATTCACAAATTCCACCGCGCGCGTAATGAACAGCACTCGGTATTCTTCGTTCGGCTCTGCCTCCCCTTGTTCCGCCTGGGAGGCGGAATCTTCAGAACCTTCTTGGCTATCCGGGTCAGCCGGTTGTTGCTTGTCTGTTTCTACTGTCCAACTAAAAATATCCTCGTGCTCTAAGGCTACTATTTCCTCGCGCCGCAGCCCGCAATACAAAGCTAAATGAACCGCTAATTCCGCTCTCCAACTACAGTTCGGGCATATCTTCAAAAGTTCCGTTGTTTCTGCGGGGGTTAAGGCCTCTCTTTCTTCTGCGGGAACTTCATAGAGGTTTGTAAATTGCGCCGGGTTGCTTTCAATGAGCCCATTAAGCTGGGCATAGGTAAACATTTTTCGCATAGTCATACGGACTTTATATTGCAGGCTTGTTGATAGCCCTGCCTTTCCCATTTTGTTAATAAGCTCCTGGCAAGTGATCGGCCTAATATCAATCAGCTTCATAGTGCCCATGTAAGGGAAAATATGATTGTTTAAATCACTTCGATAGCCGGCCTGTGATTTGTTTCCCGTCTTACCCTCTTTATCGGCCTGCCACCATTTAAGGCCCCACTCTTGGACAGTAATTTTACCATCTATATTCGTAGCGCCCCGGGCGTATTGGAGCAATAGCTTATCTTTCTTTTTTTTCAATTCCTTTTGGGTGCGCCCGTAGACATCCTTTTGCTTCCCGGATGGCAGGGTCACTTTTGAACGGTAGCGGCCGTCTTTGCGCTTTTTCTTTTGAACGGTCATGGTGCGCTCCTTACCGCGGCGGCCCGCACACGCAGGTGATTAGGCATAGTCTTTAATCGCTTTAATAACAGAGGCTTTGTTCCAGCCGACCATTACTGTTGCATTATTTTGAATCTTAACGGGCACTCTTTCTTGCCCCCAGGGCTTAACGCCAATAATTACTTTTCCCATTCTTACTGCTTCATCTATTTCATAGTCAATCCATTCGCTGTAGGTGGCATACATGCCTGATACAACTATAATGGCGCTAGACAGTTTAATTTTTGATGTAAGTTTTTCTTTTAAGGCTTTCTTTGAAGCGGCGTCTATTGGCTTGCTTACAGGAACGCTATAATCTTGCCAGCTAATATTGTCTTCGTTTAACCATTGCTTTATTTTTCATAGTGATCGCTATAGTCCCACGAATGACTAATGAAAAGGTAATAAGTTTTGGCCATATTGGCATCCTCCTTAAAATAAAATAAAATGAAATAGAAAGGGGGCTTTCACTTTGCTTAAAGGTAAATTTCGCAAAAAACCGATAGTGATTGAGGCTTATCAAACAGATAAAGAACTTGAGATTCAAACTTTAGAAGGACCATTACGTGCCGCTCCGGGCGACTGGATTATAACCGGTATTCGTGGAGAACAATACCCATGCAAACCAGATATCTTTGAAAAAACTTACGAACCCGTAGGAGAACTGGCCTTTTCAAAATGATCTGCGCTTATTCTCTTTGCCTCCCTTCCATGAATTAGAGACCAGTTTATATTCTCGCGGGAAATTATGCCCTCCGTCCTCTCAACCAAAAGATTAAAGGGGTTTGGGGTATCGGCATATGGGCCTGAGCCAGTCAAATAAAGATACTTTTCGTGCTTAAGTATTTCGCTTGTCGACCTATATTCAATCCAGTGCTCCTGGTAATCATACAGGCCATGTATGCCTGTAATTATAGTGATCGTTGCACCGGCTATGGCGATATAGATTTTTCCGCAAATATTGATTAATCCCAAGCCGACGATTATAGGGATAGAAGCCGATAAAGCTAATTCTATTTTTCTTAATCGCTTATACCATTTTTGACACGATAGGCTTTTTGTGTCATACCAGTTAATCTGGTCATCAAGCCTTGCTGCCAGGTATTCTGCTGGTTCCATGCGAGGATCTTTCTCTCGCTCATCACTCACGCATAAATTCCCCCTCCCGTTAAACTTACCTCGGCGGCCCGCACCGACTGCACGGCGTATATCCTTGCGCCTTGGCCTTATCCCTTATCCAATTCTATCGCAATACAGCTTTGCCTCAGATACTGGCACCCATACGTATGATACTTCGCGCCTGTCCGGGTAATATAAACCGTGACGCTTTGCTTCTTCTCCGGCGCAGGGGCGGGCTTAGCCGTCTCAGGGGCCTTTGTTGAGGGCTGCTGCACTGTTGATGTTGATGCCGGCTGCTCTGGAGCGGCCTCCTGGACGCCCCACAGGCCCTTGTTATTCTCCCTGGCTTCCCTCTGGAATTTGGTAAAGAGGTCCGCATACTTTACGTCAGGCGGGTAGGTGGCGATCTGCGCATAGCCTTCCAGGAGCAGCTTCGCGTTGTACATCTTGCTCCGGATTTCGGCTTCATCATCGACATTTGTCGGTTGCTCTAGCCAGGCGTAACGAAGTAGCCGGCCGTATTTGTCCGTCTCAGATACGTCCTTCTGTAAATAAATCGTTTGGCCTTCTTTGAGTTGCGAGGCGGTAAACGCGCTGGCCAGCTTGCCGTACTCCGTGTTTTTGTTTTATCTGGGTGTACCGATTCGGGTGTATCAACCAGGATAAGCCGGACACGTTGCTCCGTGCCGGCGATATTAACAGCCAGGGTATCCCCGTCGACCACCCGAACGACCTGGGCGCTGGTCAGGTTGCTGGCGGTAGGATTCGCTGCCGGCTGGGTAACTGATTGTTGTTGGGCTACAGTTGTAGGCTGACCGCAGCCAGGGGCGAGAAGCAGGGATAAGATTAGGCATAGGGCTATGTATAGGCGTTTCATGGCGAGGCCTCCTTTTCCACTATTCCACCTTCAATAGAATATCAGCCCCTGTCATTCCGCCGCGAGCTTTAAGCTTTAAGCCTGTAGCATCTTTTGGAACATCGAAGGCAATTTTACCCTCAATAGTCAGTCCTGGATTAAGCCCTTTAAAACTTAAGGTTGTCTCATCAGCGAAAGACAGCGCAAGATTTCCCTCGGAAGAATAAGAAAATTCGCGGCCCTTATCATCAATCAACTTAAAGCTATTGCTACTAATGGTAATCTCATCATTCTGATTATTAGAAATTTTTAAATTGACTACTTTAAAAACACCTATAGCTTTTTCTCTATTGATACTATCAAGCGTCTCCATCCCAAGAACCTCAATTAGAACATTGCTGGATGTTCCCGAAGCGGCCAGTTGTGCAGGTTGAGGTTGCTGAACGGGTTGAGAGGTCAGCGGCTGGGAAATTGGTGTGTTATTGGTGGAGTTAATTGATTGATTATTTGAATCTGTCGGTTGGAAGCTGGCCCCGATTAGAATCAGTCCGAGCAATGACATTATTATGCCTGCGGCTATTGGCGTATCGAATTTATTCTTTATGGCTTCCTTTTCTTCTGGCGACATTCGTTCGCGTTTTGACATTCTGGTGATAAGGATTACTAATCCAGCAAATAATGCGCAAATCCCGTAAAAAAGCATGCTTTACCCCCAATCAAACCTATGCCAGCTGTGCCTTTATTGCTTCTGTTGCCTATTCATTAAGCGCGGACCACATCTTCATAGCAAGCTACTATTAAGCCAGATAGAGACGCTATATCATTTGTTTCATTGATAATTACTCTGCTGATTCCGATGCCCTTTGGGGCATCTTCAGCCTGATATTCACCTGAAACAGATTTAATCTTTTCCAAGGTAAGATTGGTGGTGATGGTTTTTTTATTCCTTCTAAATTCAATCGTACCAACCAATTCGATGGATTCTTCACGAATATGCCAAAGTAACTCGTAGTGTCCTTATAGTCAAGTAGAGAAACGTCCTTGCCGGCTTCCGTAAGTATTGCCTTCACTAATTCAAAAGCAACAAGCTCGTTCTCGGTGGTTTCGATTACATGCTTCTTTTTGGCAATATCCGTTTCGAGAGTTGCAGCCACTAACTCTTCGGCAGATTCTTCGATTAGGGTATTCTGAGATTGTGCGGCCAGCCCCTGGCTTACCAAATTTAACAAGGCCTGGGATATCGACTTTTTAACAATTGGGCGAAAGCGGTCAATCACATTTTGCGTTACTCTTGTATCACTGAAATCCTTGATCAGGTACCTTACAAAATCATCGGGAGGATTCTTAAAAATATCTTCCAACTTACTATTAAGATTTGAGGTATAAATTAATTCTTCAGCAAAAAGCACTATGCTCTGGGCGTCAAAAGCTTCTTTACGGAATTTCGATAAAGCCTCAATATTAGCATCGCTTAACTCGGTTATATTTAGCTCCAGGAAAGGAGTATCGTCCATAATATTGCTGGCGTTTAGATCTGTGAAGAATTTATAGATGACGCCATTTGTGATAATGCCGACCTTCATGCCTGGTGTAGCATTAAAGTATCGAGCTAATTGCGAGTCATGATTTTCTAATTTTTGAGAAGGTGCTTTAGCTTCGATGAAAATAATTGGCGAACCGTTCTTCATGACGGCATAATCAACTTTCTCACCTTTCTTTTTACCGAAATCCGAATCGTATTCAGGCCTTACTTCTAATGGGTCAAATACGTCATAACCCAGAGCAGCGAGGAATGGAATTATCAATGACTGTTTGGCGGTTTCTTCATTAGTAATGTGCTCCTGGCGGGCTGCAACTTGAACCCCGAGGCGTTGTAACGACTCTTTAAATTTCTGCACAATAAAACCCCTCCCTAAATTAACCTCTAGACCCATATCAACAAACAGCACCAATATACTCCACCCAAATTTTGTAAAGCTCCTAATAAAAACGAAAACCGACCTTTTGGCAGTATTTTAAACTATGTCCTCACATCTGGTAGTCGCATTCTAAAGTCCATCAGATGATCAGTAACGTTAAAATATTCCGCCAACTCCCATCTCTCTTTCTTTCCCTCCTTTATAGCCCGCCTTAACGCTTTTTGAGGAACTAAATAGCAAGCCGCCCACTTATAAGCCCTGAACTCAGCTTTGGAGATGGACAGTCTATCCCGGTAGTGGAAATACGTATTCGGAATGAAATGCCCGACGGAAGTAAAGTGGTGCCCCAGTTCCTCAGCCATAACGCAGCGGCAAAGGGATTCACGGTATTCAATGCGGCGGTCCAGGCCAATGTAAGGCGGCAGATCGTCGGCATGCCAGTATAGGCCCAGGATAGGCGGCTCAAAATCCCACCACTTAACCCGGATGCCTTCCCTCTCCGCAATGATTAACATTTCTCGCACATTTCCACCTTCTTCCCACATAAAAACCCAAATTATACCGCCCAATTTCTGTAAATGTCTCTTAAGACACGAAAACCGCCATCCCTGGCAGCTTTGAAAAGCTGTGCAACTTATATGGCAGGGGCTATTTCTCTTTCTTCCCCCGTTCTTCTTCATCTTTACGAGCTGACCGCTTAAATGAAACAACGCTATCCAGGGCGGCCTGTGACATATCGTCCATAGGATTATCTTCCCGGTGAGCTGCGAGGGTATCAGAACGGTCAGAATCTTTCTCTGGTACGAGATGCACAACCGGAGCATCTTGGGTAGCTGAAGAACGGGTCATGGATTTTATGAATTGGTTAAGCGCTTCTATTTGATCGGGATCTAGCTGTTTAATGCTATCAAGAAGGGGATGAAATTCGAGAGGTAATTCTGCTTTAGATTCTTTAAAGAATTCACCCCAAGAAACACCCAATGCCATTAAGATTTTGTCGAGGGTCTGCACGGTTGGTTGCTTTTTCCCTATTTCAATATCGCTTAAAGCCGATTGAGATACACCGGACATTTTCCACAGACGATATTGACTGATATTTTGGCGTTCTCTTATTTCAATAATACGCTTACCAATATCCACTATTAAATTACCATCCTTTTTCTGGTTCATTTATACCGCTAAAGCAATAGTAGCATAGGAATAAGTATTTAAAAACAACCTCTTTTGCGGTTGACATATACCGCGAATGAGGTATAATTTATTAAAACAGGAGGTGACCATTGATGCGCTTGAAACAACTCCGCGAAGCTAAAAACATGACGCAAACCGAATTAAGCGTGCGTTCCGGGGTTTCGCAGACCTATATTAGCGATCTTGAGGCTGGGAAAAAGCAGCCTACAATACCTATCGTCAAAAAACTCGCCGCCGCCCTGGGCGTCTCAGTCTCCGAGCTACTGGGCGAAGAGGATCTCAGCTCTGAGTTCTCTGCCGGGCTGTGCCCGACGGGAACTGAATAGGGGGGTGATCTATCAATGCTGCAAAAGCCGCCAAAGCAATTAGAAAAACCACTGCATTTTGAAGAAGTCCGGAAGTTTTTGGGCGTAGGGCACGACTTCCTGTATAAAGCTCTCCAGGACGGAAAATTAATCGGCCATAAACTCGGCAACCGATGGGTTGTTTACCCCAAAGACTTAATCAGATATTTGGAAAACCGCCCTTCCAATCGGAGAAGAGTCGTATGAGGCGGGGGCGTTGGCCCAGAACCTGGGGAGAAAGGCTCCGGGCCAGGCGGTGTCAGGCGGGAAGGTCCGGCGAGAGAAACAGCAGAGAGGGGGCGATAGCGGAAATTGCAAAAGAACCATTGCCATCATTTTAAATGCGCTGACTGTCAACTGGAAGGGGGTGAGATTGACAAATGACGTTACAGGCAAGAGTGACACTCAGAAGGGGAATCGACAAAGCATTTCCAACCCACAAAGCGGCTGCGCGCAGCGTAAATTACAGCGAGGAAATGCTGAGCAAAGTATTGGCAGGGGAGAGAAACCTGGCCCCCGACATGGCCCCGCGGCTATCCCGGGAGCATATAATGATAGGCCAGGCTGTGGCGGAAGAGGCCACTGGGTACGGGTGTTTTGCTTACATAAACGGGGACAGGCACCCGCAAACGATGATTCGCCGGGTTGAGAAGGAAGATTACGAAGCCGATCAGGCCATGAGGCTGCTGCCCTGGCTGCTCATTGACAAAGAAGGGCCAGAAGACCTGGTGGGCGAGGAACGCGCTAGGGCGGTACATGCAGGCCGCGAACTCTGTGACAGGATCAATACAGACTTTAATTTCGTTGCAGAGATTGACGATCGGTACAAATTAGGGCTGGTCAATTACCTCACAGAAAGAAATAGACCGCTCGCGGCGGCCAGATAAATAACCTTAAACCCATTGTATCATATTCAACCCCGAAATCAACGTTAACCGGCACCACAACACTACAACCCGGGGTTTCGGCCCCGGGGGAACCTTTTTGAAAGGAGCCCGGACCATGGATAAAACGGTCTTAAAGAACACGGTTATAAAAGCGGGCAGCGCCGAGGACACGCCCGTTTCCATTCATGTTAACATCCCCGGACACGACACTTATGCTTTTACGGGAGTGAACAACTTCATCTTATTCGTGGAAAAACCAGATGGAATTCAAGTTGTAGGCAAAACCGATCCCAAGTTCGCAATTCAAGTATCCGAGCAGGCCAAGGATGTGGCCTTTAAAACCATTGGCGATTGTTGCGAAAGCAAGCCCGCTCCCGGAATGCACCCGCTAATCGGGGCAATTCTGGCAGGCGTACTGACCAAAGATTTTAAAGTAACGAACCCAAAATGATAGGCCCCGACCAATGATGTGGGGTAAACCGGCCGTACTAGGTCCGGGGCCGCTGTGAAAGATAAGGGCGCCCATGTGATTCTTGAAGCGGTGCAGGCACCGGAGCATCCTGATAGGCAGGAGGTGGGCCTTAATGAGTAGCGCTACCGCAGCGAGGTCCCAACAAAGCATTGAAGAGAAGAACCGGGCGGCGAAGATATTTACTCTGTATCGTCACAGAGCTTATTTGCAAAGGATGGTTGAGGACCTAGATAAATTTCCGGAAGCCGAACTGGTTAAACAGGACTTTTTGAAGACGTTAAGAGATATCGAGACGGTTAAGAACAGATTGGAGGTATGACAATGAGCAGTATGGTTGCTGAAAAACTGGCACCGGCCGGCGCTGATATAAAACTGCAGAAGCAGGTTTTGACCAATTTCAAAGGCTTAAAGTCTTTCGCCCTTGATGCCCGGGGCGGCAATATAAACATTTATGGCGATAACGCTACCGGGAAAACCACTTTATATGATGCATTTCTTTGGTTGTTTTTCGACAAAGATTCAAGCAACCGGACGGCTTTCAACGTAAAAACTCTGGACCGCACCGGTGAAGCAATTCACATGCTGGAACATACAGTCGAGGCTGAACTTGTTGTAAACCACCGCGCCATGACCATGAAGAAAACCATGTCGGAGAAGTGGACGAAACGCCGCGGGGAATCTCAGAAGATATTTAACGGCCATGAAACCCTTTATTGGGTCGATGAAGTTCCTGTTAAAGCGGGGGAGTACAAACAGATTGTTGCTGGGCTTATAAGCGAGGGTCTTTTCCGGCTTATAACGAATCCCATGTTTTTCAATGTTGATCTGCCATGGAAGGACCGGAGAAAAACCCTGCTGGAGATATGCGGGGATGTTTCGGACGATGAGGTAATAGCCTCCAATGAAAAGCTCCGGAAGTTGGCCGAGGTTCTAAACGGCAAGGGCATCGACGATTACAAGAAAATTGCTGCCGAGAAGATCAAAAGCTTAAAAGAGGAAAAGGAGAAGATCTCGCCTCGCGTTGATGAATTAAACCGCACCCTGGAAGGGGAAGAACCCGATTATGATTTGACCGAGCGCCAACTGGTGGATGCCAAAGCCAGCATGGAGCGCATTGAAAAGCAGATGGTTTCGGCATCTGAAATAAACGCTGAATACCGCAAGAAACAGGCTCAATTGAATGGGCTTCACTCCGATCTGAACAAGAAGCGGGCCGAACTGGACCGCCAGGCTAATGCCGGCCGGAATGCTCTGGTTGCACAGGAAAGGGACTTGACCAGGACCTTTGCTGACCTTTCAAGTGAAATATCCATCCTGGAATCCAGGCAAAAGCTCATTCAGCAGGAGATTGATGCCAACACCGAAAAGCTAAACGCCCTTCGTGAAGAGTGGCAGGTACTTAAATCGCAGACCTTCACAGTACCTGGTGCCGATCAACTTACCTGTTTATATTGCGGTCAGGAGCTACCTGCGGACCAAAGGGAAGAGAAGATTACCAAAGCTCAAAACGATTTTGAAGCGAAAAAGCAGCAAGCAATTAACAAGAACGTTGCATCCGGCAAAGCCCTTAAAACAAAGAATGAAGAACTTGCCGGGCAGCTCGCTGTTCTGGAACAACATATCGGGGAAAAGCAAGCGGCTAAGAACGACACCCAGGTTCAACTGGATGCCGTCAAAGCCAAACTGGATGAACCCCATGAAACGGCATCTGTAGAAAATCACCCTGAGTATATCGCTATTCAAACCTTAATTGACACCCTACAGGCCGAACTTGATCAGCCTGGTGAAGATGCTACTACCGGCCTGTTAGAGCAGAAGCGGGAAGTAACCCGGGAGATTGAAGCCCTTAACCGGATTCTGAATAACAAGGATGTTAGAGCTAAGACCACGGCCCGGATCCAGGAGCTTCACGATGAAGAGATGCGGCTGGCCGAGCAGATCAGCGACTTTGAAGGGCATCAGTTCTTGATGGAAGAGTTCGTTAAGGCCAAGGTCAACATGCTTGAGGAGCAGATTAACAGCCGGTTCCGGATGGTCACATTCAAACTGTTCAACACCCAGATAAACGGGGGCATTGAAGAATGCTGCGAGGCTCTTATAAATGGAGTGCCTTTCTCGGATGCCAACAACGCGGCTCGTATCAATGCCGGGCTGGATATAATCAACACCTTAACCCAGCACTACGGGGTATCAGCCCCGGTATTTATCGATAACGCTGAAGCCGTCAACGAACTGCTGCCGATAGACAGCCAGGTTATCCGGTTGATTGTTTCAAAGGACGAAGCCCTTCGGGTAGAAATGGAGGCTTAAATATGAGTGCAGAAGCAGCCAAAAAAGAAGATGCGAAGATGCCAATAGCTGCGGATACAATTCCGGGCTTTACCAATAAGCAAAGCATGGAATTGGCGATAAGGGCTGCAAATATACTCGCAAAGTCAACTCTGGTGCCAAACGAATTCCGGGAGAACGTACCAAACTGCATAATAGCCCTCAATATGGCCAATCGCATGGGCGCAGACCCGTTAATGGTAATGCAAAACCTTTATATAGTCTACAGCCGGCCAGGGTGGTCCAGCCAGTTTTTAATTTCAACCGTAAATAGCTGCGGTAGATTCAATGCCTTGCGGTATGAATGGTCCGGAGAAAAAGGCAAAGATACCTGGGGTTGCAGGGCATGGGCGATTGAAAAAGCTACCGGCGAAAACTGGTCGGGTCAGAAGTAACTATAGATATAGCCAAAAAGGAAGGCTGGTACAGTAAAAACGGCAGCAAGTGGCCGACCATGCCGGAGCAGATGCTGATGTATAGGGCGGCATCCTGGTGGGTGAGGGCTTACGCTCCTGAACTGGCTATGGGCATGCGCACTGAGGACGAAATCCGCGATACCATTGATCTTTCCAAAGATGATTATGAGGTAAGGGTAGTCAACGACATTAAGGAAAACGCCAATAAAGAGTTTATTGACATTGAAGAAAAGAGCGAACAGGTGGCCGCAACTCCAGAAGAAGCGCAAGACACCGTTTTTTCTGCCGGCACAGACGGCCCGGGGTATTAGGCCATGAGGCTTAAGGTGGTAGGCAGTAGCAGCCATGGAAATGCATACATCCTGGAAACGGGGGACGGATCTCTGCTCCTGGAATGCGGTGTACCTTTTAAAATGATTAAGCAGGCCCTGGGATACGACCTATCCCGGGTCTGCGGTTGCCTCCTATCCCACGAACACAAAGATCACTCTAAAGCCGCCCAAGATATTATGCTGGCTGGCATAGAGGTATACGCTTCTTGGGGAACATTTAACGCTTCGATGCTTGGCGGCCGCAGAACTAATGTAATCCAACCGTTAAAGCAATTCGCTGTAAGCAGTTTTACCATTCTGCCTTTCCAGGTCGAGCATGATGCGGCCGACCCTATGGGTTTTATTATCCAGCACCCGAACGAGGGGAAATTGGTATTTCTGACCGATAGCTACTACTCGAAATTCCGCTTCAAAGACCCCAACTACATCATGGTCGAATGCAATTACATCCTGGACATACTTAAAGCCAATGTTGAGGCGGGGATTGTGGACGAAGCGCGTAAGAACCGGCTTTTGCAGTCTCATTTCAGCCTGGACCATGTTAAGGATTTTCTTGCAGCGAACATCACGACCGAAACCAGGAAGGTAGTTTTAATCCATCTGAGTGACGATAATTCGGACGCTGCCAGGATGCAAAGAGAGGTTCAGGAATCTACCGGGATTGAAACAGTGGTTGCCGATGCAGGGATGGAGATTGATTTGGATTTGTATCCGTATTGAGGAGAGCGCATGACCATGGCCCACAAAACCCGCAAACCCGACGAAAAGATAGTCATAACCCGCCGCCTGGAGTGCGTAGAGGTCCAGATAGACGGCCACCTGGCGCGCAGACGGGTGGATCCCCGTGAAGGAAGCCCTACCTGAGATTGGCGAAGAGGTTATTGTTTTGACCGATACCGGAAAAGTAACCTCCTTATGCCGGCTTATAAGATACGAAGGCGCCCAGGAATTCTATTGGGACAATCATTATGGGGGAAGTAATATACATCTTCCCGAGTCAATTACGCATTGGATGTTACCGCCAGCGCCCCCGGAAGGAGGTAGTCCAGAATGATAGTTGACAGAAGCAAAACGTATAATTCCTATTTTACGGCCTATATTGACGTACACGGGACCAAGGATGGGGATGAAGTTGAGTTTCATGAATACTCTGGATGGATCACTGGCCTACACAATGCATTTCGCAAAATAAAAGGCTGCGAGTATTGTAACGGCTACCCGCCGGAGGTGCAAAAAGAATTTGAACTATTTATTCGGGAAGGAGTTGAGCGGGATGAGTAAATTTGGCCCGTTCCCAGAAACAGATTTTTATTGTCCGATAAAAGGCGACATTTGCGAATCATATGGGCTGGCTGTTTATTGTCAGTGGAAAAACGAAACCGAATTAATTGCCCTCCGCGCCCAACTGGAGCAGGCGCGGACCGAGAACGCTACCTTGCGAGAGGTGATAGACAACATAGGCGGGGCGCTGGATGCAAACCAAAAAAAATGGTTTGAAATGGAGGCCGCAAACGCCGAACTGCGGGCGGCGCTGGAGGCTTGGGTGGATTTTGCCGCTTTCTATATAGACAAGAAAGACTGGGAGGGCAAGGAGATTTTAAGAGACTCGTATTTGCTGTGCGCGACCGCTACCCGCAAAGCTCTGGCCTCCACCGGTTCTGAAGTGCTGGAAGAACTGCGGAGGCTGCGGGAAACCGAGAAGGTATTATACATGATTGCAAGCGCACTAGATGCCTTTAATTTGCAAGACCTGGGCTTATGCCCTGAATGGTGCGCCTGCTATTTAGAAAACCCATGCGGATTCCAAATGGAGCTTTGCGCCAGGCGGAAACTGTTTGGCTTTGAAGCAGCGGAGAAATGGGCATCGGGAGATGAAGAAAATGAAATTCCGGAAAAGGTGGGTGGCACCGATGCAACGCTATAGATTTAAGCCCGAAGCAACCACCGAAGATATGCGGCTGAGCGTGGCCCTGCTCATCGAAGAAGATCCCGCCGGCGAGTGGGCGAAACACGAAGATGCCGCCCGCATCATAGACGATCTGATCAGGCAGAACGTGGCCCTGGACGGGGAACTGGAGCAGGCTTTACGGGAGCGGGACGGCTATCGCAAGGCCCTGGAAGCGGCTACGCAGACCATAGCCCAGAAGCAGGGCCGGATAGAGGAAATTGAGGCTCGGCCAGCGGCCCACCCGGAACAGGATGCCTTCATCGACGGAACACTCCGCTTTTTTGAGATGATTGACTGGCTGATGGGCGACTACCGGGAGGCTGTTACCCGGGTGGACAGCGTGGCATCCTCTGCGGCCCGGGAAATGGTTGCGCTTTACGACCGGCTGGTGAAGGCCGGAGCGGCATTACGACCGAGAGAGGAGGAAGTGGCGTGAAGATAGCCAGGGTATTCCCTCGTAAGACTAACGCTACACCGGTAGATGAATACACATTCTTTGATGCCCCCGGAATGTTCCTCCCTGAAATTAACGAAGTTCATGTATCTGTGGCGTTTACTTACGATATACCCAAGGCTGAGCAATTGGCTGAAGCGTGGGGGCATATAGCCCCGGTTAAGATCGGAGGCCCCGCCATGGATGAACCGGGCGGGGAATTTATCCCGGGTATGTATTTGAAACCCGGTTACGTTATTACTTCCCGCGGGTGCCCTAATAATTGTTGGTTTTGCTCGGTGAGAAGGCGGGAAGGGGAACTTCGGGAATTGGAGATCAAAGAAGGCAACAATGTACTTGATGATAACCTATTAGCCTGTTCACCGGAGCATTTTGAACAGGTTTGCGAGATGTTAAAACAGCAGACATTCGGCCCAGTTATGCTGACCGGTGGGCTTGAAGCAGCCCGTTTAACCGACTTCCACATTGAAAGACTACTCGAAGTTAAGCCCAAAGAAATGTTCTTTGCAAACGATACCCCGGATGATTATGAGCCTTTGGTGTTTGCGGGCAAACGATTGAAAGAGGCAGGTTTTACAAATTCGGATCATTCGTTAAGGGCCTATGTGCTTGTTGGTTATCCCAAAGATACTTTTGAACAAGCGGAAAAACGCCTCAAGCAGACTATACAAGCAGGTTTTATGCCAATGGCGATGCTTTATAGAAACAAAAAAGGTGAAGTTGCCAAGAAATGGGAGAGGTTCCAAAGAGAATGGGCTAACCCATGGATCGTTGGAACAAAGATGAGGGAGGTAATGGCCAATGGCTGAAACCCAGCACTATTGGAACAGCTACAACGAGCGCGGACAAGCCGTCCAGGTTCCGCGCCTGACGCTCATCAAGGGCAGAATTGACCGGATGCCCACCGCCTACGAAAAGCAGCAGGCCAAGGAAGCCGCTTTTTCGCTGGTCAAGAAGGGGGCCAAGTGGGCGGGCGCGGCTATCCTGGTTGGCGGACTCATCGGGTTGATCTACATTCATGTGGGCCCCTGGGGGTTTGTGGCTATCAGCGCGGCGTACCTGGTGGGGCACTTCTTCGGAAAGGCGGAGAAAGAACGGGGGATGTAACGGTGAAAGGCTTACTGGACAAAACAAAATTCTATGAGGCTTTGAAGCCTTTCGCCAATAAACATACCGGGATCTATTTTCACTTTCGTTTCGGTGAGCATTACGAGTTGATCTTCAACTGGCAAAACGAGAAACCGAATGGTGATTTTAACCCAGATATGTTTGTGCAGTTGATTGACCTAAATGTCTCCGGTTCCAGAAGGTACGTTACGCAGGACCTGAGGATTGATTCCGCAAAGGAGAAGGTTGATACGGATTACCGGCTCTATAAACGCCTGAATAGATGGGTTACGGATGCCATACAGGCATATGAAAGCAGGTGAAGCATGAAAGCCGAAACTGCCATACAAGCAATAACAATGGAATTGGACGAAGCCGAGCGCAAGGCTTGGGACAGCCTGTCCCGGTACAAGTTCAACATGTTCGGCTACTGGGCGGCGATCTGGGTTCACCTGAATCGAATCAGCGGCGAGAACAGGCCGAATCCATGGAAAAAGCTAGTTCAAGAAGCAAGAAATGAGGTGAAAAAATGAACATCTATATTAGTTCCTCATGGAAAAACAGAGATGAGGTGCGAAAACTGGCAGAAATCCTGAGGGGTTATGGAAACACCGTGTATGATTTTACAGATCCGGCATGCCGGATAACCCCGGAGATTCCTCCGGAAAAGTACCCTGAAGAATTTGATCCCGAGAAACACAAATATAGCGAGTACATAAATAAACCGGAATGGGAAGCCGCTGTTATGGAAAACAAGGCGGCTATTGAGGTATCGGATTTTATTATTCTGCTCCTTCCTTGTGGCGCAGATTCCCATTCCGATTGGGCCTACGGTGTCGGTCTGGGCATACCATCGGTGGTAGTGGGGCAACCCCGAAAAGGAGAGAGAAGTCCGGTGCATCATTGGGCGGATAATATCTTTGATTCTACCGAAGAATTTATTCGTTGGTTTGAAGATTGGGGTTTGCCTGGCGGGATACCAGCATGACCCACTACATCCAGTACCGGGGGCACACCGCTGAACTAAATAAACACTGGCAGAATGTCCCCGGCCGGGTGGTATGCCGGGGCCGTGAAAAGAACAGGAATGTGCTGATAGAAACGGCGCTGGGCCGGGTGGTAGTGCCCGGGAGAAATGTTAGGAGACTGAGAGAGGGGGAGCATTATGACCCAGACCTGCGGCAGCTGCGCTCGGTGGAATCCCCCGGCTACGAGGCACACCAGCCTGGGATCTTGCCTGCTGCTGACGAAAGGTGTTGAGAAATACGCGGACGAGAAGTGTTTTAGCTGGGGTTGGGTACCGGCCAGTTCAGAGCAGATGGAGAGCAGGGTTAAGGCGGGACTGATCAAGACGGAGGAGGTTGGGGCGTGAAAACCGCATTCAAAAGCAAGGTATACACAGACCGACCGGATTATGCAGATTTTAACGCACCGGACAAGTTTGAGGCCATAAAAAGCATAATCGGAGCAAGACTTTATCTGCATCCGAATGCAATCTGTTCCTATTCCGGCGGGAGCGATAGCGACATTTTGTTACACCTAATCGAGACAGTACGGAAAGAACTTAACTTGCCTCCTGTCCAATATTGTTTTTTTAACACCGGGCTTGAGATGGAGGCGACAAAACGCCAAGTCCGCGATATGGAGGAGATGTACGGTATCACAATCACTTCCCATCGGCCTAAAAAGAACATAATACAGGCCACAAGGGAATATGGGCAGCCGTTCGTCTCAAAAATCATGTCAAGCGGATTAGAGGGCATCCAGAAGAAAAACATCCCATTGACTATTGCGGATGAATATGCCGATGCAGAGGACAAAGTGGCAAAACGGGCAGAACTAAAAGCACGTTACCCGGGGTGCGAAACAACGATCAACTTTCTGTGCGGATGCAATTCCAAGGGGGAACCAAGGCCCAATATTCAGTTGGTCATAAATTCATCAAAGTATATGCTGGACTTCATCAAAGAGAACCCAATTCCATTTAAAGTAAGCAGTAAATGTTGCGACTACTGCAAAAAACAAGTGGCGCACAGCGCGCAGAAGCCGTTTGACATGGTGATCACCGGAGAGCGCCGGGACGAAGGCGGCATGAGATCAGTCCCGCGCAAAGATAACACGTCGATGTGCTTTACCGAGACCGCAGACGGCAAGTATCGGCTCCGGCCCCTGTTTTATGTGTCAAATGCGGATAAGCAGTGGTACAAAGACTATTACGGAATCCGCTACTCGGACGCCTACGAGGTATACGGCTTGACGCGCACAGGCTGCTGCGGGTGCTCCATATCGGCGAAAGCGGTAGATGATTTAGAAAAGATACGGCCATTTGAGCCTAATTTGGTAAAAGCTGCCTGGAACGTTTTTGGAGACAGCTATAGATACCGCCAGCGGTACAACGAGTACAAAGCAGCTAGGCGGATAAAAGAGGGGTCAGGGCGTTTCCCACAACCCGTCTTTACGGCATGGGAAAGCACATTATTGGAGGAGGTTGGGGCGTGAGCGAATACAAGGTACTCCACCTATTTTGCGGCATCGGGGGAGCTGCTTTAGGCTTCCAGGAAGCCCGGGCCGAATACCGGGGCATGGTCGGCCAGTTCCGGACACTGGCTGGAATAGACTGTGATGCAGAAGCCTGCCAGGACTTTGAGGCTTTGACTGGAGCTCCAGCCGTACAAATGGATTTATTCAGCCACCATGATTACATAGCTTTTCATGGAACAATGCCGCCGGCCGACTGGCGGGAAGTCACACCAGGGGACTTGTTAGAGGTAACTGGACTAGAACATCCGGATGTAGTATTCCTTTCTCCACCCTGCAAGGGTTTTTCCGGGCTGCTCCCGAGCGAGAAATCGAAGTACCGAAAAATACCAGTCTTTAAACCGTCTTGTTGTCCGCGGGCTGCAGCTGGTTATCGACGCATACAAGGATGACCTGCCGGCGGTAATCATGCTTGAGAACGTCCCCCGGATAACTTCCCGGGGAGAATTCTTGCTCAAACAAGTAAAGAAGCTCCTCGGGGCGCATGGTTATGTGTTCCACGAAGGAGCGCATGACTGCGGGGAGATAGGCGGTTTGGCCCAGCACCGGAAACGGTACTTGCTCATAGCTAGGCACCCGGAGAAGATAACCAGTTTCATTTACCGGCCGCACCGCCAAAAGGTTAAGGCTATCGGCGAGGCAATAGGCCCCCTGCCAATGCCGGATGATCCCACCATGGGACCGATGCACCGACTGCCCCGCCTGCAGGTGAAAACCTGGGTACGATTGGCACTGATTCCGGCCGGGGGAGACTGGCGGAACCTTCAGGACTGCGGGAACTATAGAATTGTACATGTTCCGCGAAATGGGGCTTTTGGTGTGCAGGATTGGAATGGTCCGTCTGGCGTCGTCACCGGCCAGGATGGCCCAAACAACGCAACCATAAGTGTTGCGGACCCCAGATTAGACCATACACCACGGGAAGGAGTCTATAGAATACTGGATTGGAACGAGCCCAGTACGACCGTAACCGGAGCGGCACGGGTGAACACATCTAACGGTGCTGCGTGTATATCCGATCCCCGTTTGCCAGATAAACAATACCACGATGGAGCATACCGGGTCACTCCCTGGGAAAACACATCGCCAACTGTAACCGGTGGGAGCCCGGCTTCAAGTGGCGGGAAATGCATTGCCGATCCGAGACTCAATATAAAGAACGGCCATCAGTCACTTTACCGGGTTGTTCCCTGGGAGAATCCATCAGGCACAATAACAGGTGCCCATGGACCGAATAATGGGGCCATTACAGTGGCAGACCCGCGGCTTCCTGAAAAAGACGTTCGGTACCACAACAAATATCAAGTACTGGACTGGAATGAGCCGGGAACCACAGTAACCGGAATTGCCGATGTTCAAGCTGGGGCTCAGACTATAGCCGATCCAAGACTTAATGAGCGGAAGAACCGCCGCAACAATTCCTATTTGGTACGCCCATGGGAGAGCCCGGCACATACCATCACCGGTGAAGACACTTTAGGGAGCGGTGCGCAATCCATTGCAGATCCCCGGGTGGCGAAGTTCAACCACTCATACCGAGTAACTCCCTGGGATGAAACGGCCGGAACGGTCACTTCAGGAGCCGCGCCAAGTAATGGAGCAATAACAATCGCTGACCCAAGGGTAACATGCAAGTCCCGCCCAAACCTTTTCGGAGTAGCCGACTGGGAGCAGCCCATATCAACCATATCAGGCTCAGTAAGCGTCAGCGGGTCAAATGCAGTGGGCGCCGTCGCGGATCCCCGCCTCGGGTGCAGCCCCCGAAACGGTACCATGGGAGTTCAGGACTGGGGAAAGCCAGCAGGCACGGTAATAGGAGCTGGGGACATTCATTCTGGCGCCGCGGCGGTAGCAGACCCCAGATTACCCGCCGACCATGAGCGGCCCGACCCGCCCCCGATAATCATAGCCCTGGACGGAACCTGGCACCGGCCGCTGACCACGTTAGAACTGGCAATATTACAAAGCTTGGACCCGATTATGCCTGACGGGAGACCGCTTCAACTTGCAGGGAATAGCGATGCGCGATGGAGGGAACGCATCGGGAACATGGTCCCCCGGCAGTCAGCCAAAGCGATAGGGGAGGAAATACTGATATCTTTCCTGGCCAGCAAGGTTAATGATGAATGGCAGCTGAGCGCTGCGGGGATATGGGTCAATTACTTTGAAGAGTCTGTCAACTCCATTTATCAGTAGAAAACGGCTGTTTTTGTCAAGTGAAGGGAGAGGGGAAAGTGCAGATCAAGAAAGTCAAGGTCACCAAGGACAATAAGATTTCCATGATTTATGAGCAGAAAAGCAAGAGCGGGTTCACCTGGGATGAATACTCGTTCACCTGCTCAGAAGAGGCACGGCCTGGTTTTTACAGAGCGTTGAAGGACCTAGCCCAGGATGTAATTGCTATGTGCGAGCTGCCGGGAAGCTACCTGGACAAAATCACGGTTAAGGGCGTCAGTTTTTCATACGCTGAGGGAATTATGGGTGCCGTTATTACCTCCAGTATGTCCCTGGACAAATCCTATCAAGGGTTAAACCTGAACACTCCCCACAAAGCCAGCGCAATGTATAACCCTGACACGCCGGCGGACGATATGCAGCTGCTGGATAGCAAGTGTATCGAAAGGTTAGAGACTCTCCAAGAAGAGGCAGAGGTTTATATCAAGGGTGATCGGGCGCAAGGGACTCTATTCCCCGAGGCCAACACCAACGAAGGCGTTCAGGCGGCGCAGATGAATTAGGGGGGCTTAACCATGGGAATAGAACACGATGAACTTGCAGAGGACCTGGCAGCAGCCATTGGGCTTATGCCTTTTATGAACGTTCCCCTGGGAAGCGTATTCTTGGCCAACTGGGGGGAGGCCCCGGCCCGGGCTGATGTGGTGGGGATTAAGCCCTCATACAATCGCTTCTGCCTCTCGGTATACGAGGTCAAGATATCCCGGGCTGACTTCCTGAGCGATATCCGGAGCGAGAAATGGAAGCTCTATTTACCTCACTGCCACCGGTTTTACTTTGCAATGCCGCGGGGGATAGCCGCTATAGATGAGATCCCGGACCCAGCTGGGTTATATGTTAAGGGACCAAAGGGATGGTCTGTTACCAAGGCAGCCACAAAACTTGATTCGCAAATATCCGAGGAGGTCCTAAAGGCGCTGATATTTTCAAAAACCAGAGTTCCGGCCAGGCTGCGGCGCAGGGCTGAGATAAATCAATTACTTCAATACCACAGATACAGAGAGGATCAGAAACGGCGGAAGCTTTTTGGCAAGAAGATGGCGGATGCTCTGAGTAATCAAGAAGATTATTTGCGGAAGAGGAACGACATGGAGTATGACCTTAACGAGGTCAAGGAGATTATCAAGGAGTTGGCTGAAATATGCGGCAGCGATCTGCCGAGGATATGGTCCATACGCAACCGGATTGAGGAAATTCGGAAACAAGCGGGGTTAGTAGTTTAAAGGTTAGGGGGAGCGGAAATTTGAACTATATCCGGGAGATAAACGCATTCTATGATTGGCTCGAAACAAACCGATTGTCACTATCTGCGGTTGCTTTATGGCACGCTTTGATGCACATAAACAACAAAACAGCATGGACAGATGAGTTTGCTGTGGCCGTATCGGTGTTATGCGTTAAAACCGGATTATCCCCCAGGGGGGTCACAGAAGCCCGCAATGAATTAAAGCAAAAAGGACGCATTGAATGGCAATCAAGAAGAGGGAACCAATCTGCCGCTTACCGCATTATATCTCTACTCAATGATTTGCCGGCAGATATTGCCGACAATAGTGCCGGCAACCATGCCGACAAATGTGCCGACAATAGTGCCGGCAACCATGCCGCATTAAATAAACAAAACAAAATAAATAATAAAAACAATAATATCCCCCCTATAATCCCCCCAGACATATCTGAGCAAGAGCGCATGGTTTTAAACGCGTTGAACGGAATTAATGGATACCCATTCGATTACCTGAAAGACCTTGCTTTTATGCGGCAGTTGGCGGTAGAGTTCCCCGAAGCAGATTTATTGGAAAAGGCAAAAGGATATGGAATATGGGTGCTAGACAACCCATACACCGAGAAATCTAACCCCAGATCTCAATTCAGGAATTGGTGCAAACCTAAATCATGGGAAAATAAACGGCTAAAAGCAGTATCTGGGGGGAAGGGGAAACAAAGAGAGGAGGAACCTGAACTTGACTGGGGATGGCAGAAGAATTAAGGCTGTACTGAATTATTTTGGGCCGCCCAGAAAGCTTGAAAGCGCCACGCTGGGCAACTACAAACCCAAAACTAAAGAGCAGCAGGCTGCTCTGGAAACATGCAAGGCCTATGCCTCAGATCTTGACAATCTGAGGTTTGGGAAAGGGCTCCTGTTATTTGGGAAATGGGGAGCAGGTAAGACGCATTTGTCGGTAGCAACCACCAGGGAACTTATCGAGCGGCATGCTGATGAATTTGGGGTGAGAAAACAGACTGGCGGCGAAGGCGGAGCGGGCGCGGAATTCTACGACCCAGAGCAGCGGGATTATACCGGCCTGTATTGCTCTTTCTTCTCGGTGGTTGACCTGCTGGATCTGCTCCGGCCAGGCGGTGAAGCGAAACAGCGCCGGGCAGAATGGGCATGGACCAGAGCGAAGGGCGATCACCTGGTAGTACTGGACGATATAGGGGCCGAGAAGCCCAGCGAATGGGTAGAGGATAGGTTGTACGCGCTGATAGACACCCGGGAGCGCATGGAGCGGGCCACTATTTTCACCAGCAATTGCACGGAAAAGCAGCTCATGTCGCAACTGGGCGGGCGCATCGTATCCCGGATAATGGGTATGACGGAGCAGGTTCTGGTGGAGGGCCCGGACCACAGGCGCAAACTGGCCTAACCAGCACCAACATAAATAACGGGGAGGTGGATATTGTGAAGATTGAGGAGATGCCGACTGTAGACGAAGCAAAGCATACGGTAGTTTTCCAGTGCCGAAATTGCGGGGCATGCTGCGGGCCGGTGCCATTTACAAGATATGATAGGGCAAAAATAATCACCTACTTGATAACGAGATTTGGGATAGATTATTTGGAAAAATTACACTCCCAAGAACGAGAGCCATTGACTTGTGAGTATCGGGACATAGAGGCAAGAAAATGCGCCATTCACCCGGTTCGCCCCGAGATATGCAGGATGATGGGATTTTATAAAGGCTTAGAATGCCCGCATCAGCCGCAGTTTGCTATGAAATCGAGAGATGAAGGCAAAAAAAGATTATTGGGGGTGACCGAACTATGAGCATGCCAAAAGCAACGCCGTCGCCGAATGCGCGCCATTTCATCCAGAAGCACGATGGACGGGACCATGAATTCCACGAAATGCTCCGCGTTGATCTGACCATACCGGGTATAACCGGAATGTGTATGACCAACCCGGACCGGCCGCAGCCGGGGGTGAGCGCCGACTACTGGGAAGTAATGCCCCGGGTAGAAGGTAAATTGGAACGGGCCAGGGCAGAGCGGGAAGAAAAAGGAAAAGAACAATATCAGCAGATGATTGACGGGTTGATGAGAAAAACGCCCGATAAACAGCCCCGAGAGACTAAAACCGAGAATAGCCCGGCATATCCCCGAGCCCACCCGACGGGTCGACTGGATTGGGATGTACTCGACCCGTTATTAAAAAAACCTCCGGGGGAAACAGGGGCAGACATTTGATGAAATATCCAGAAATCTGGGCGTGTCGAAATCAGCGTTAAAGCGGCGATGGAAAGACATAGAGGAGGGGGTGGTGTAGATGCAGGATGGGGAACTGATAGCAATTTTCACGATCCCCGGCCGCCCGGTCCCAGCTGCGCGAATGACCAAACGAGGGAAGTATATCAAACCGGCAGCACAGCGATATCTGGCGTACAAAGACTGTGTCGGGTGGGCCGCGAGACTGGCCATGCACAGAACCCCCCCGCTCGAAGGGGCGGTCGGCGTGGAAATATGGGCCTATTTATCCGAACAACATAGGCCGGGTGACGCCGATAACATAGCCAAAGCCATCTTGGATGGGATGAACCAGATAGTATTCCTGGATGATTCACAGGTGGTGGATCTCCTGGTACACCGGCGAAAAGGGATGCCGCAGAGGACAGAAGTGAAGGTTTGGGCGGTATAGGGGCGTGCAAGTATCTGAGAAGGACGAAGGGGAGGGGATAAGGTGGCGAGGATACCAGCCGAGGTCTGGCAATTCTGTGTTAAACAGGTGAAGCTATATCCGCTCTATAAAAAACGCTGGAAAGAGGAGTGGGCGAATATAGAAATCAAATATTTACACTCTGGCGGGAATCGTGAACTCGATCCCAACGGCTGCGGGATACCAACGGGCAATAGTAACCCCGTAGAACGTCGGTATGAAATCATGGAAGAGACCTTGGAGGCCTTCATGGAAAGGCCGGATCTGTTTTACTATAAGAAATGCATGGACAAGATGCACGATGTAATGGCCGGCCTAGAAGCAAATGAGAGGCGAGTTCTTGAGGCCGTATGGTCGCAGGGATGGAGATATAACGATGTGCTGGCCGATCACACAGAATCATCAAGGGCTGCCATAATTAAAGCAAAGCATGAAATTATAGAACGATTAGCCGTCTCCTGGGGGATGTGGGTCGCTTGAGTCTATTTTGAGTCTATTTGATATATTAAACGTGTTATTATGATAGTGTAAACTTATTGCGAGAGCCTGGGGCAATAAAACCCCTGGGCTCTCTTGTTTTTCTGAAATCAAGGTTAAGGGCGGGATAATTCGCCCCGTTGCTCCTTGGGAGCGGTGGGTATGGGGTGATTACCTTAAGGGTGACCAGCGAATTGCAGGAAAGAAACAGGCTATTTTAGAAATAGAGTTCCCATAAATTCATCACCAAAGGTCCCGTGAGGTTTAAGAATAAAACCCTGTTTCTCATAAAAAGTTTTTAGTGCGTCAGGGGTTACGCCGGCATCTCCTGCTGGAGACATAGGAGCAATATAGGCGGTAAGTTTTTCTACTGAAGGGTAATTTTCAGAACACCATTTAATGAGTTCACCGATCAAACGGGGAGCAATTCCTTTAGAGCGGTATTTTTGGTCGACGAACAACCCGGCGATCTCAATTGACTTTCTCTCGGGTTCCTCGATTTTTAAATAACCGAGTTGTTCATCACCTTCACAATAAGCAAAAGTAATATATCTGTTTCCAGCTTGATCAGGTTCAAGGTCGCTTATATTTATCATAGCTCTCCCTCCTACTCGATTTTAGCATAGTTGCAGGGAAAAGCTTCCTTCCGCCGAATAATTTAAAGAAAAACGGCGAAAGGAGGGCAACCAGGGTGAATAAAATTCCTGAGTGGCTAAGGAAAGACGCTGAATTTTTATGTGATGCTAAAGACGCGGAAAAATGGTCAGAATGTAACCAATGTCAGTTAGATGCTGTAAAAATGGTCTGCGTACATTGCGGTGAAGTAATGAATATAAATAGACCAGAACCACCAGAAGGCGAGAAACTTCATGGAGCGGGATATTGTCCAAAAATGTAAGATAGGATATTGGTTTGAATTTCCGCAGCGATAAAAATTCATTAATTGCAAGCCTGGCATAAGTGCCGGGCTTTTTTCATTCCAGCCTGGGAGGTGGTGTTATGTAGTGGGCAGGCGTCAAAGCGACAATCGCCATAAAGCATTTGAACTGTACGAGAAAAGCGGCGGCACTAAACTATGCAAGGATATCGCTGCTGCCCTTGGAGTATCAGATAGCCAAGTCCGCAATTGGAAGGTTAAAGATAAATGGAACGATAAAGTTGCGCAATCAAAAAATATAGTTGCGCAACTAAAAAGAAACCCGGCGGCGCCCCTAAAGGCAACCGGAACGCTGCCGGCCACGGAGCGCCGAAAGGAAATAAAAACGCCCTGGGCAACCGCGGCGGCCACGGCGGCCCACCAGGCAATAAAAAGGGAGAGAAGCACGGCTTCTTCGCCAAGATATTCCCCGACGATGAAGAGACCAGGGAAATTATAGCAGGGATCCAAACCATGAGCCCCTTAGATATTCTCTGGGACCAGATTGTAATTCAGTACACGGCCATAGCCCGGGCCCAGAAGATCATGTGGGTGAGGGACCAGGAGGACAAAACAATTGAGAGGGTCGGAGAACAATGGGGGAAAATAATCGGCGAGAAATGGGAAGTTCAGCATGCTTGGGACAAACATGCGTCTTTCTTGCAGGCGCAATCCCGGGCTATCCAAACCCTTGAGAGGTTGATTGCCAGATATGAAGAACTGCTGCTGAAAGACCTCCAAGCCGAAGAGCAGCAGCTGCGCATCGATAAACTGAAGGCTGAACTGGACAAGATAAAGAATCCGATGCCAGAAGCTGAAATTGGCAAATATATTGAGGCTCTAAAAGGTACGGCTGAAGACGTATGGTCCGAAGACGAACCCGATCAAGAGGGTGAGGATGACAAGGAGGATGATAGCGAAGGCGAGGCTGATAACTAATGGCCAGGGCGCATAATGCAGCAGTCTTCAAATTTCAGCCTTTCTCCGTGAAACAAAAGAAGGTCCTGACCTGGTGGATGGACCCGAGCCCTTATAAAGACTATGACATGATTATCTGCGATGGTTCTATCAGAGCAGGAAAGACCATCGCCATGATAGACGGGTTTATTACCTGGTCTTTGGCTACATTTAGAGATGAAAGTTTCATCCTGGCCGGCCGGAGCATGGGCGCCCTGAAACGCAATGTATTAAAGCCTATGTTTCAGATCCTCAACGCGAAAGGAATCCCTTACTATTATATCCGTTCGGGCCCGGACGCAAGAATTGAGATAGGCACCAATACGTATTACCTATTCGGTGCCAACAATGAAGCCAGCCAGGATACACTGCAGGGCTTAACTGCAGCCGGAGCATATGCTGACGAAGCAGCACTATTCCCGGAATCATTTATCGAACAAATGATAGGCCGCTGCTCGGTTGAAGGTTCAAAGATATGGATGAACTGCAATCCAGAAGGGCCTTTCCACTATATAAAAATGGAGTACATCGATAAAGCCAGGGAGAAAAAGGTTTTACACCTTCACTTCACCCTTGATGATAACCTGGCTTTGTCCGTCAGGATAAAAGAACGCTATAAGCGAATGTTTACTGGGCTCTGGTATAAACGCATGATTCAGGGCCTTTGGGTGCTGGCCGAGGGCGTTATATACGACATGTTTGATGAGGCAATCCATGTTGTAGATAAGCTGCCGGCCAAGTTTGAAGCCTACTATTTGGGCGTTGACTATGGTACGGGAAATCCAACCGTTTTACTTTTAATCGGCCAAGCTGGAAATAGGCTTTATATTGTTGATGAGTATTACTGGGATAGTTCCAAGACCGGTCGCCAAAAGACCGATGCCGAATATAGCCGAGATTTGAAAGCGTTTATAAAAGGCCGGTACCCGAGAGCTATATGCATAGACCCCAGCGCTGCAAGTTTCATTCTGCAATTAAGAAAAGACGGAGTGGCTGGGCTTAGAAAAGCAGACAACAGCGTAATCAATGGAATAAGGACCGTTGCTTCATTCTTTGGTGAGCAGCGGTTATTTATTTATGGACCGAAGTGTCCTAACTTACTGAAGGAACTCACCAATTACGTTTGGGATCCAAAAGCCCAGAAGAAGGGTGAGGACAAACCGGTTAAACAGAATGACCACGCGCTCGATGCTTTGCGTTATGTTTTGCATACGATGTTCAGTCGCAAAAACATTAATAAAGCAAGTTGATAAAATCCAACAAAGGTTGAGAGGTGCCAAATATGCTTACAAGCTTAGATTTCCTCAATCCAGGCCAACCCTGGCCCCCAAAGGGCGAGGAAGAGAGATTGCAACAATACCGGGCCAACCGGAATCTCTTCGAGGGGCACCATGAACTGGTTTATAAAGATTGGATAAAGTTGCTTCGTGAAGATAAGCGGGCAACCTTGGAACTCATCCTTAACTGGCACAAACGTTTATCCACCCTATGGGGTAATTTGCTACTCGGTGAACCGCCCAGAATAACGGCAGGGGACAAGGACAGCCCGGAACGTAAGCACGTCAAAAGGTTGGTTGATGATAATAAGCTCATAAAGAAGGCTTACGAAGTTGTAATCGATGTTAGCCGCTTTGGAGACGGTCTTTTTAAGGTTCGCTCAGATGGCAACCGGGCAATTATTGAAGGTCAGACGCCATTGGTATGGTTCCCGGTAGTATCTCCAGACAACGTTAAGGATGTTAACGCCCATGTACTGGCCTGGACCTATGAAGAGGTTACTTCTCTTGCGATGGGAGCAGGGAAGGTCAAGAAA